CAATCTCTAAAAAAGCAATGGAGGTGAAGTAATGAACTTTCGAAGAACCCTGCCGGAACTTATGCAGCAAGTCCGCGAGCGGCGGCAGAAGATCGGTGTGACGCAGCAGGACGTTGCGGTTGCCGCAGGAATCGCGGTGCAATACTACTGCGAGCTTGAGCGGGGCCGGTTTGAGAACACGACGATCCGAACCCTGCAAAACATCGACAACGCGCTGACCAAGCTCGAACGCGCGTCGGCGAAAAAAGTAAAATAAATCTTGACAAGGTTTATTGAATGTTGTAATCGTAATTTATCAAGCGCGAAAGGAGACCAGTAACATGATTTATCTGCAAACATTTCATCCCGATGAATCCGGCCCCGGAGAGGCGACGGTTGCAACGGGACGGTGGTGGATCAAGGTCGCCGCCGACGGATGGATCAAGATTTACGACCGCTCAACGAAAGATGCCGAGCCGGGCACCGGTATGCCGGGGACGCTCGTTGCCACGCTCACGCCGCTCGATGCGTCGTTCCTCGACGAGATCGCCAAGTTGCGGTCTCAGGTGGACGTTCTGAGCCTTCGGGAGCGCGTCCCGAACGGGAAGGAGTTGAAATTATGACTCCCAATGAGATCAGACAATTTTTCGTCAAGCACGCGTCTGAGGACGTCACCTGCCCCTATTGCAATCGCCAGGGAAACATCATGCGCCGAGCGGCAAGCGCGGGCGAACAAACGCACAGAGACAAGCTCTGGATCGTGATGGGTTGTGATTGCGGCGGCACGTATCAAGCGGCCTATTACCGCAACCCCGATGTAATCTACCCGCCATATCGCGGAGCACTGCGAAGCGGCCATGTGCTGATTCAGGGAATGTGCAGGCCGGCCTCGATGATCGAGCGCGACCAGCAGTTAATCAATGACGAGCGCGACGCGGCAATCGCCCAGGAGCGGCATCTGCGCGACGTGACAATAACGAACGAGAGATGGAGGTGATCCGACATGCCGACGAAACCAGCGACCCCAACGATGTTGCATCAGAAACTTTTGGCGATTCGAAAAACGGTGCCTTATCTGCAAAAAGACAATGAGGGTTTTAAGTTCAAATATGTATCAAGCTCGCAAACGCTCGGCGCGCTCAGGACGGCAATGGACGAGCAGGGCGTTCTGCTCATTCCGCGCATAATCAAATACGAAACACGGGATCATACCACGAAGAGCGGCGGCCATGAATATTTCACGATAATCGAGATCGAATTCACCTGGGTTAATGTTGACGACCCTGCCGAAATGATAGTCTGTCCGTGGTTGGGACACGGTCTTGATGATGGCGAAAAGGGTGCTGGGAAAGCCATGACATATGCCGAGAAATATTTTATGCTGAAGTTTTTCAACATTGCCACGGACAAGGACGACCCGGACTCGTTCCAGCGCAAGCACGATCTCGATCCTGCGCCTTCCACAGCATCAACCAGCAGGGAAGCCTCTCACGCGCCCGCGCCTACTCAGGAACAGCCGGAGGGAAACTCCGGCGAAGGGCTTAGGGTAACAGCTGGCGATCCGTGCCCTGAATGCGGCAACGCGCTGAAGGCTTCCCAATATCGTGATGGCGAGACTTACTGCGGCAAATGCAAAGCTTCATTCACGGCAGACGGCACTAAGAAAGATCCGAAACAGGAGCAGCGCAAGCGGATATTCGCCATTTCCAAAAAGCTGAACCTTACGAAGGAGCAGGTGAAAGAGCTCTTGAGCACCCAATACCATGTGAATAGTTCAGAGGCGATGACAGTTGAACAGTTGCGCGAATTCGCTGATAAGCTTGCGGAGTCTGATGAGCGGTCGATAAAGGCGGAATTGGATTGCCCGTTTTGAAAAATAAATTTGACTTCTGAGGAGCGGCGATGATAGGCTTCAATCACAGGTTAGGAACGGACGGCGAATTCCTGGTTCGCCGGAATCCTCTGCAGCGGTCGGCCCTTCTCGCGCAGGGCCAAGCCCAAGACCGCGCTTCATCATCCAACTCCTTTCGCAACGCCGGGGGTCCAAGAGGCTCCCGGCGTAATTCATTTATGGAGGCTTGACATGACGAAAAGGAAGTGGATTCCTATCATTGGGCGACAACGGGTACTCGGCGATTCAGCCGTCCTGAGCCTCAGCAGCACCGGCCAGAGCGTGAAGCTCGATGTGAGGTATGGGCTGCTGCGGATTATCAAGCGACTTCGTGGCGTCTCGGGGACTCTCGAGCGGTGGAAGTACGGCAGCCGGCAGTGGAAGAAAGCCTTGCCGCGGGTGGAGAAATGCCTGGATGCGGAGATTACAGGGATCATTGACGCCATTGGAACAGAGATCAAAATAATCCGGCTCGCCGAAGAGACGGATAAGCAAGAGGAGGCGTGACATGCGAGGAAAATGTTCATGGTTCGGGGGGCCGGATGACACGGGAATGAGCGAAACGGAAACGCTTTCCCTCTATCCTGATCGGCGCGGGCGTGATCTCAATCCAGATATGTTTTATTGCGCGTTGAGGATCCGTTGGGATGCTGTGGACGGGATCAGCACGGACGCGCTGAAGGAGTTTTTCAGGGATAAGATCAAGGTGGTTGTGCGCAATCCTGCAAACGAGCGCGGCATTGGTTGTTGGATTGTTGATTGGGGGCCGGCGCGGAGCACGGGGCGGATGATCGACTTATCGCCCGGGGCAATGCGGGAGCTTGGGCTCCAGACCGATGATGATGTGGAGATATTCCTGTTGGCTGTTGGACAGAATGCGTCAGGGCCGGGGCCGGGGATGTTCATTGCCAAGCGAAAGGAAGGCTGATGATGGGCACGACCAAGATACAATGGACTGATGCAGTGTGGAATCCTTTTACGGGGTGCACGCCTATCAGCGAAGGGTGCGCAAACTGTTATGCAATGCGCATGGCGAACCGGCTGCGGGGCCGATGCGGCTATCCGGCTGATGAGCCTTTCCGGGTGACGCTTCACGAGGATAAGCTGGAGGAACCGTTGCATTGGACGAAGCCACGGCGCGTCTTTGTCTGCTCGATGAGCGATCTATTTCATCCTGACGTTCCGCAGGACAAAATTCACGAGATTTGGGATATTATGAAGGCCTGCCCTCAGCATATATTCATTGTGCTGACGAAGCGTCCAGATCGAATGAGGGATTGCTTGGGAAGGATTTATGCTATGGAGCGTTTAGGATGGGCGAATGGATTTTGGCAGCATATTTGGCTTGGCGTCACCTGCGAGAATCAGCGGACGGCTGATGAGCGGATTCCCATCTTGCTTGACATTCCGGCGGCGGTTAGGTTTGTGAGCTTGGAGCCGTTGCTGAGCGAGACAAAATTATCAGCGAGCGTTTTATCCGAGCTTGATTGGGTAATAATGGGCGCTGAGTCAGGGTCGAAGCGGCGGCCATGCAAGGTTGAATGGATCGAGCGAATGATTAAAAACTGTCATTTCTGCGGGACGCCAGTGTTTGTGAAGCAGGCAGACATCGGTGGCAAGCTGGTGAAGATGCCGGAAATTATGGGGCGGGTATGGGATCAATATCCAGAGGCGCGAAAATAATTCTTGACTTGCGGAAGCGCGGCGTGATAATCAGAATTCAGGAAGGTGGAAATCCAAATGGAATGGTGCGATTCCTATAACCGAAAAAACGAGGAAAGGAAAAGCCGCGTGAGCACTGCGTTGCCTAACGCAGGAAGGGGCGCACCCCCCGGCCTCATGTGGCTTTTCCTTTTTTCGAGAGGAATATCTGACATGAATGGCAATCCGCAAGTCGAAGAGGGCTATACGCAAATAGCCAACGAATTGATGGAAGCTCTGGCAAGAATAAAATTAACCCCTATCGAAAATCAGGTTCTCATGTTCGTCATCAGAAAAACATACGGGTGGAAAAAGAAGGCCGACAACATCTCCATAAGCCAGATCGTGGAGGGTACAGGCGCAAGCAGACGCATGGTTATTTACGCTGTGCAGAATCTCGAATCCAAAAAAATTCTTCTTGTAAAACGGGATAGTGCAAGAAACGAGATATCTGGTAGTCTATGTCATTCAATAAACGTCATTGGGATCAATAAGCATTACAATAAGTGGGTAGTGCAAGAAACGAGTATGCAATATCGTAAGGCATTGGAAAAACGTAAAGCGTATTACAAGAACCATAAGATAAAGGTAGTGCAAGAAATAGATGGTAGTGCAAGAAATGCCCCCGAGGTAGTGCAAGAAGAGCAAAAAAATAGTCGATTTCTTGCACCTACAAAAGAAAAGACAAAAGAAACTATACAAAAGAAACCACCCGCCCCCGAAATTGACATTTCGGAGCCAGCAGAAAAGAAATTGAACGTGGTGGCGTTCTGGTGCGAAGAGTATCAGACCGCTTTCAGGCAGAAGGCAATGCTTCTCGGAAAAGATACCGGTCTGCTGAAAAATATCGGCAAGCTCTTAAAAACAGAGGATGAATGCCGCAAGGTTTTTCGCCGCTATTTTGCGGATCGAGACAAGTTCATTCTAAAAAATGGACACAACGTTGCGACGCTGATCGGGCGGCTGACGGCTTATGACAATGCTCACGTTTCCTCCGCCCAGTCCGGTTTCATTGACAATTCGTCGGACGATACGGCATATTATGAGAGTCTTGAACGCATGGGACGCGAAAAACTTGAGAGATTGAAGCGCGAATTCGAGGAGAAGAAAAATGCAAACGCAAATGCGAAATGACCTGCCAGACCAGGAGTCGGTAATCTGCCGGCTGTGTGGCGAGGAGTATCCGGCGCCGAAAACGAATCACGGCATCTGCGGATGGTGCCTTCAGAAGACCCCGGACGTAGGGAACTTCCTTGCACATCTGCCGGAGCAGTATCGCAACGCCAAAGTGTCAGACTTCGATCCGAGCGTAGTCAATTGCATCGACGAATTCTACGATCAGAACAGGGTCTTCAAGACGCAATATCGGGAGTTGTCGCTCGAAGAAGTTCAGCAGTACTATAAGAACCGCGGAGCGGCGGGGTATCCTGCCTTCGCTGGTGATGTCGTGCAGGTCATTCCTGAGCACCGGAAGAACGTTGACCGCTCCCCGTTTCTTATCGTGAGCGGGCCGGTTGGCAGCGGCAAGACGCGGCTGCTATATGCAGTCTGCATTCAGGCATTCAAGGATGGGTACTCAGCAGGGTATTATTATTTCCAAACATTCTACGCCCGCCTGGCCGGGTCCAAGTACAGCGTTGAGGCAAAAGAGGCCTTCATGGAATCGCTCATGGCTCACGACGTTCTCTTCTTCGATGACCTCGGCGTGGAGGCCAGCGACGTGAACGCGCAGGCGGAGATTGACCGGATAATCAATGACATCTGGGAGCAGAAGAAAATGACGATGATCACGACGAACCTGAGCGTAGGGGAGATCGAGCGGCGCTATGGAAAGCGCGTGGCGAGTCGGCTCCTGAGCGGGTATTTGCCGGTTCCGCTCACGGGGGAGGACAAGCGGCGCGTGACCGAGAAGAAGATCGGGGGCATTTCGAGCGAGTTTCCATTTTGAATGAATAAAATAATGGCTGGTGGCCATAAAACGAAAGGAGAATGAGAACATGCCGGAAAAGGATGAAATTCAATTACGCCATGAGGAGCTTTTGGCTATCCTATCCAGAGAGGAAGACAATGTTAAGTTCTGGAAAGAACTTCTAGAGGCTCCCCGATTCCAGCAGTTGATCGATGGATTTGAAAAGGATATCGACTGCATGAAAGAGCAGAATACATCGCTGTCCCTGAAGACAGATCAAACCGTTGCGCTACGCGCTGAAATCGCGGCTCGTAGAGCAATCCTTCAGCAACTCCGTGACGCCGCGGATGATCGCGCAGTAATTGAGGCGAAGCAGAAGTTATCAGAGTTTCAGGACAAGAACGCCATTTTTTTCCAGAACAATCGCAAGGGAATCAAATCGGTGAACGAATGAGATCATGGTCACCAGCCAAACTCGCAAGAAAGGGAATAGTCGATGCAATTCGAACTGAACGAATGTAAAATAGAGCGCCTTGATGAAAATGGAAACATCATCGCCGAGGCGCGAAGCCCCAATGTTAAAATTTCACTTGAACCAATGACCGCTCATGAAGCCCAGTTGCGGATCATGTTCACGACTAATGATGCAAAAAAATATAAAGCTGTCGACAGCATTGAAATAACATTGCCGCGCAACCTCAGACGAAAATTGAGGAAACTGGCGATAGCGCAGGCAAAATTGGCAAGAAAGGGACACAAATGAAGAAACGGCTTTTTCTGGCAGTACTCCTTGCGCTGACGTTCGCGGCATCGGGGACGACGTATTACGTGGACAATGCAACGGGCGATGATGCTGACAATGGCCTGACGTTCGGGGCGGCATTCGCGACGATCAATAAGGCCGATACGGTGATCACCGCCCTGGCGACGCCCGGGCACACTTGCATCGTGAATGCGGGCACCTATGACGAGTCTGTGGTGTTTCATGCAGACGGCACAACCACGCAGCCGATCACGTTTGAGACCTCCGGAACGGTGACGATCACGAGGCTTGGATCAAGCGGCTCCAATTATGACAAGACCTGCGTGCTCTTCAGCGGCAGCGGGGTGTCATATTTCGTCTTGGACGGGTTTATTCTGACGAACGGATACCGCGGAATTACATTCGTTGGCAATGATAACAACATCACGATCAAGAACTGCACCGTTCTCAATAGCACCGATTCAGGGATTAATAATGACGCCGGAACTGTTCACTCAATCCGGATTATTGACTGCGTGCTGCATGACAATGGCACCGACGCGGGGCTCGATCACGGGATTTATCTCTACGGAAGTGCATCTCAGCCGATTACGAATTACACCATTCGCGGCTGTATGGCCTATAACAATCGGTCGGAAGGAATCAAAATCCGATCATGGTCAACGTCCTGCGTGATCGAGAATTGCATCGCCTACGGCAACGGCCAGAATGGGATCAATTTCGAGGATGAATTTCACGATGCGACAATGCGGGGCAATATCGCCTACGACAACGGTTGGAGCGGAATCGGCGTCGGCTGGGATACGAACACCACCGCGTCCGGGGTCGTCGTGCAGAATAATCTCGCATTCGGCAATAATCTCACTGCAAAGGGCGACATTCGGATCGGGGCGATATGCGACCTTGAGCGAAACGTTGCCGGAGGCACGGAAAACGGGCGGATAAGATTCGTCGATCAGACCACGTTGGACGGGACCACCTGCACGGACAACATCGTCGAAAACGGGATCAGGATCACAGACACGAATCAGACTCCTGCATGGTTCTATGCGAATTACCAGCCGGCACTTACGGTTACGAGCAATGTAACAGTTACTAGCAACGTGACGGTGAATGTGCTGGTTACTTCGAACGTGACGGTGACCTCGAATGTGACCGTGACTTCTCAGGTTCATGTGGCGCCGTCCACGCCGACCTATTCGGCCCGCTATCTGCTCGTGAATTATGGCTGGTATTGCCGCACGGAATTTCAGAACGGGAAGATGTATCGGGCGGGCGATGTAATTCCGGTGGCGGCAACGGCGGCGCAGAGCGCAATCGCCGACGATCTACTCTCGACGTATCCGAAGAAATTTACTGAGGTCGATTCTCATGGAAACGCGATATGAAAGGGGACTTGAATATGAGAATGGATAAACGCGCAATCGCGACAACTGGGGTTGCGACGCTGCTAGGCTTTTGCATGGCCTATTACGGCCTTATTCACATGGGCCAGACCAAGCATCGCGTCGAGAAGATACCGCTGAACGCAGAGGCGGCAATGAACATCAGGGCGGCCAGGGGACGCGGCGCGCCTATCCTCTGCCCTGAGTGCAAGGCCGAGGGCAAGCGGTCGGAGGTGCAGGCCACGGGCGGCGTCTGGTTCGATTACGAGTCATACCCATACGCAAGCACGAGCGGGCGGCTCGTAACAGATGACCGGGATGTTTTCCGGATCGAGTTCGAATGTTCGAACGGGCATCGGTGGTATGAGCTATGGCAGGCGAATAAGATGATCGAGGCTGGCGATCTGGAAGGCGGCGCGGCTAAAATAATTCAAAAATAGCTTGACAAGGTAAATGTGAATGTGGGAATGAGTTAAACGAGGATTGGAAATACGAAAGAAAAGGAGTGATGATAATGGCGGCCTGGGAAAAATTTGCAGCAGAAATGCTTGGATGTGGTGCGGAAAATGTACCACCGGAGCTTGAGGCGCGGCTAAATCGTGTTGACCGGTTGTGTTACAAAGCTGGAGCAAGCCTGTATTCTCGTCAGCTTATTGCTGCGGTTATTGAGCAATACCAGCGAGAAACGGAGTGATAACAATGGCGGCGACTGCCATGACAGTATCCGACCCGCCGCCATTTACGAAAGGAGCGCGAAAGATGACTAACCAAGAGATGTACTTCTGCCCCTACTGCCACGAGGAGGTCGGCACAATTGGCGAGGACGCGGTGTACTACTGCTCGGGATGCGAGAAGGTCGTCGAGGGCATGGTGCTGGACTCGGAGCAGATGGGCAAGATTCTGGATGAGGAAGAGCGGGTGTGGCTGGAGAAGAAAAAAGCACAGGAGGCGCGAGATGAGCGAGAATAAAGGCCTGGAGATGAAATACTTCGTACTGAAGCCATCAGGTGACAATGCTTATGCGCGGGCTTCGCGTAAAGCAATGGTGGCTTACGGAGAATATATCGAAAGAGAAAACCCTGAACTGGCAGAAGACCTCTATGCGTGGGTAAAGCGGTGCAGGGCTGACGTGTTGCGGGTTAAACCAGCGGAGCAGGTGGAAGCCGCACAGGAGGCGCGAGAGCAATGACTTTTAAGGTATTTAACACGAGGACGGGTAAGTACGCAAACGCAAAAGAGTTCGCACTGCGCGGCGATGGTACTCTGCTTATCAACACTGGAAGGTCGCCTAACGGGGACGGGCGTCATGTTTATATGCCAGCATCGTGGGTTGACAATTTCCGTGTTGATGTTGCGGAAGACTCAAAGACAAGCGAGCGTTACGACGCCGAGCGTTACGATGCGCGGCGGTCGAGGCCGTCGCCAGAAAGGAGAAGGAGTGATATGAGTTTTACTGACCAGAAACCGAGAATAGCAACCGCCGAAGATACGAAAGCTCCTTGGGGGGGAAAGAAGAATGGAGAGTGGTTTCGCTGCTATCTATGTGGACATCGCTTTGTCGAGGGCGATTACTGGCGATGGGTTTACGGAAAAGAGACTATTAATTTTAATGTGTGCAAGTCGTGTGATGGTGATGACGTTCGGGAGCGTTTTAAGGAGCACGTTGATAAATGCAAGAAGATATTCTGGTGGTGGCGAAAGGAGTAGTTAAATGACTGACACAGAAGGGATTCAGAACGAGTTGCGCTATGGGCTTGACCGAGTCGAGGAGGCTTTGAGGGAACAGCCGCCGATGTCCGACGCCTGCTTCTGGCAGGAGGCGATGCTTGGCGCGATGCGGTGTGCTATTGTGAGCAAGGACGGGGTTAATGCCTTCGCAGAAATGTGTGCCGACACTGCCGACGCCATGCTTGCCGAGATGCAGCGGCGGCGGAAAGGAGCGGGCGATGAGCGAACTGATTGAGCGGATCATGGCGGCGATAAAGGATGAACATCTGTTTGAATCGCTAAGCACGGGCAAGCTGAGCAAAGATACTTCCGAAGCCGTTTCATATGCCGAGACTATTATGCGCGAAATCCTCGAAGAAGAACTTTCCTGGCACTGGACGACGGAGCCGCCGAAGCCGATTCACGCTGATTATTGGTATGTTCGGTTCGGCACTTATGGCGTTGGAATTATCGAGATATATAGCGATGGCGGTGTTTGGAGTGTCGTCGAGCACGGACAAACCTATGATGAGGGAATCTCGTTACTGAAATTTCTAAAAGCTCACCCAAACATCCAGTGGTCGTCGCGCCCGATCCCGATGTCGGAGGAGCGAACATGAAACTCATGGAGCGCATTATTAATTACTGGTTCGGCCTTGACTGGCGCGATCTTATCGAAATCATTCATGGCCGCACATCCTGGTTTTGGACTGATGCCCCCCCTGACCATAACGGTTGGTATCTAACCCGCCGTCGGATTGATGACATACCAGACCTTACCGAGGTTCATTTCTTGGGCGCGGGCACAAAGCTCTTCGAACATGAGGAACGATCATCGTTATCGTTTCCAATGCCGAAGGAATTCAAATCGCAACGGAAGGTGAAACCAGCATGGCGATTGCGATAAATCCTGACTGGCTGCGCTGGGCGCGTGAGGCAGCGTCCGTGAACGGCACCCGGGGCGATTGGGTGTTCGCCATTGGGATGCTTGAGTCGAACTGGGGCCGGTCATGGCTGGTCCCCGAGAAGAATAACTATCACGGCATTCGAGACAAGAAGGGCAAGGGGTTCCGGGTCTTCGAGCGGCCTTTCGAATCCTTCCTTGAGTGTGCGCGGCTTCTGGGGCGGTCAAAGCTCTATGCGGGCTGCAAAACGCTGGAGGAGATCGGCGCGATTTACTGCGCGGCGGATCCCGACTGGGCGGCGAAGGTGCAGAAGATCATTGACACCGTTGACCCGAACTCGATCATCATTTCGGGGAATCAGATGATCAGGCGGCGCGGGGTGGAGCAGCATGACTGACTGGCGCGACAAGTTCCTGAACAAGGTGGTGTGCGGCGATTGCCTTGAGCTTATGCGGGAACTGCCGGATGGGTGTGTGGACTTGGTGTTCGCGGATCCGCCATTTAACGTTGGTAAGAAATATGGCGCATATAGAGACGATAGGGTTGACTATCGTGATTGGTGCGCCGAATGGGTTTTTGAATGTTTTCGGCTTTTGTCGGGACCCGGGTCGTTCTACCTAATGACAATCACTCGCCACCTTGAATGGCTTATGCCGCTCATGGCTGGACACGGAATGTTTATTAATCTCATAACGTGGAGAAACGTTTCGGCGTGTCATTCAAAGCGGCAATTTTGGGGAGAATATCAACCAATTCTTTTCTACGGAAAAACCACTGATTATATTTTCAATACTTATGCGGAAATCATTCCTGATGGGCAGCGTCGATGGGGCGGTTATTCGACAGAATATAAGGGTCAGTTCAAAGATCGTTGGGATGATATTCCGTTTGTGTATGCAGGATCCATCAGTCATCCAGAAGCTGTGATTATGCCCGGATCCTCAAGAAAAGCACATCCGGCACAAATGCCTGTTAATTTAGCGAAAAGAGCAATTAGGTTTAGCAGTAATGAGGGTGGTGTCATCCTCGACCCGTTTCTTGGTTCCGGCACGACCGCCGTTGCCGCCGCCGAACTCGACCGGAACTTCATCGGTATGGAGCTTAACCCCGATTATGTCGAGATTGCGCGCCGCAGACTACTCAAAATTCAAAAGGAGTTGCCGCTATGAAATGGAAAAGTTGGAAAACACGAAAGCGCAAGCCACGGATACACATCATCGCAGATGGGTATGAACACGAAATTACAGCAGTCGCGTGTAGGATTGAAGCACAGCGCGAATCACTTGAACTTGAAGGAGAGGAATTGCTGCCAAGGCCTTTCTGTGATTCATGCAAAATTACGGAGATAAGGATTATACTACAATGATCAAACTGCTTGACCTCATCCTGGGCTTCATCGACACGCGCCTGATCGAGCCATGCTTTCAATCCGCAACGCAGGCATGGTCGGTGCTCACCGAACGCCGCCGCGCCGCGATATTCATTCTTTCCGCCGTGCTCCTCGTCTGGCTCATAGTAACCTATGAGGCCTATACCCGCCGCGAGGCGCGCATCATGGCCAACTATGACCAGCTGCGCGTCCAGCAGATCATCGACAAGGACGCCGCTGAGAAGTCCGTTAACGATCTTATCATGCAGAACAATAAGAGGCAGTTCAAGACCAGATGAATCGAGGACTGCAATGGACCGCTTATTCATCCGTAATCGGGAGGCCGTTGATCCACATGCTGAGCCGCGCTGTCCCATTTGCCTCGCTCCAAAGTCGCAATGGGCTGACCTGCACCGGCGCGCCGATCCAGACACCCGCTTCTGCTGCCAGGAGCATGATTTCATCGCCCGCCGCATTCGCCGCAGTCACAGGGGTACTCGAAAAAGATGGAGGAGCCCGGCGATAGTAAAAATTTGCGAACTTCTGCGGAAGGAGCATATCAAGTATCTCGACAATCATCAGTTACAGGCAATGCGCCGATTGCAGAAATCAGTCGAAAAGAATTTATCTTGACTTCTGTGTCAAAAATATGACAGACTCTCACAAGAATCAGCGTGGGGGTCTGCATGGCGGCCAAAGCGGTTCACATACCGAAGGCCTTGAAACCGTTCTGTATCCCGATCGACGCTGTTAAACCATTCCCACGAAACAACAAAAACCACACCGACATTGATATTGACCTCATAGCGAAGTCGCTCTCCCGCTACGGCGCGCGGCAGTTCATCTGCGTCGTGGACAAGAAGAACGTGGTGATCGCCGGCCACGGGCGGCTGCTGGCGGCGCGCAAGCTCGGCATGAAGGAAATACCCGTACTCAAGCACCCGGACATGACCGACGCGGAGGCTCGGGGCTTTCGCATCGCTGACAACAAAAGCGCAGACAATGCCGAATATAGCTGGGACGCCTTCTGCGCGGAAGTGCTCGACCTCAACGACCTGAATTTTGACATGGCCGCGCTTGGCATGGGGGAGGCGGAGCTTCAGCAGATTGCGGAGTGGACTGGCAAGTCTAAAGGCGGCGGCTCCGGGGAGGCAGGTGGCAAGGAACCAGCGACAATAACCTGTCCGAATTGCGGGGCGGAGTTCACCCAATGAGTCCAAAGAATCCAATAGCCAAAAAGAAAATCTGCGACATGGTACTGGACGCCCTGCGCAAGGGCGCGCCAATCACTATGGCCTGCAAACGCGCAAACGTCGATGTGTCAACCCTCTGGGCGTGGCGCAAGGCGGACAAACATCTCGATGACGCCGTATTCGAGGCGCGGCATACCTGCACGCAGATGGTCGAGGACGCGCTCTACTCGCTCGCGCTCTCCGGAAACGTGACTGCACAGATATTCTGGCTTAAAAACCGCGCGCCGGATCAATGGCGTGATCGGCATGAATTGAAGCATACTGGCGTTGAGGCGGAGATTGAACTGCCCGACGCCGTGGCAAAGGAGCTTATCCAGCGTGCTGCTGACCGCATCGGAAAAGCAAGCCGTAAAAAAACTCGCGCTTGACGATCTGTTCTTCTTCACGCGAGACGTCCTCGGCTATGACCTACTGACAGACCGCCACCTGTCATGGTGCGACGATCTTTCTTATGCCTCATACCCGCGCCGGCTCATTCTGCGGCCTCGCGGAACATACAAGAGCACGATCTACACTATCGGTTATCCTCTCTGGCGTGCAATCAAGAATCCCGATATGGCAATAATGATCACGAACGCAATCGGCGAGAACGCCCAGGGATTCCTCCACGAAATCGCGGGGCACGTCCGAATCAATGACGTCCTGCGCTGGCTATTCGGCGACCTCTCCGATGGCTCGGAGAAATGGCGGCAGAACTCAATCGTTCTCCCAACCCGCGAGCGGCCCCGAAAGGAAGGCTCGATTGACGCCCGGGGTTCCTCCGCGCAGATCACCTCCGCCCATTATGACCTGATCATCGTTGACGACTGGGTGAACAACGAAGACCGCGAGTCCTCGACGGTGCGGCAGAAGAAGAAACGCTGGTTTCAGGACCTTCTCTCAATCCTCAACCCGGACGGAGAACTTATCGTCGTGGGAACGCGCTGGCATTTCGACGACCTCTACCAGTTCATCATTCAGGAAGTGAATCCAAAGCTCAGCGGCAATGAGCGATACGTGATCGAGATTGACAGCGCACTTGACGCCGAAGGCAAGCCGACCTATCCCGATATTCTTTCGCTTGAAAAGCTCGAAACGCTCCGCATTGAAAAGGGCCTCATCGAGTTCAACTCGCAATACCTCAATGACCCGCTGCCTGCGGAATGTCAGATATTCAACATCGATCAATTCCACCTGTTCGACATGGATGACCTCAAACCCGAAGAACTCATGTATTTCGGCGCGTGCGACCCGTCAATGGGTAAGTCCAAGACCTCCGACTACTCAGCGATTACCACGCTGGCCCGCAATGCGAAGGGCCAGTTCTGCGTGATCGAGTGCGACATTCAGCGGCGCAATCCAGACCGCATCATCACGGACATAATCGCCGCGGCCAAGAGATACCCATACCGCCGCTTCGTCTTTGAGAACAATCAGTTTCAGGACTATGTGAAGTCGCAACTGATCGAGGCGGCAATCGCCCAGGGGGTCAACGTCCCAATAGTTGGCATCCCGTCAACATCGAACAAAGAGATGCGGATTCAGTCCCTGCAATCGCCGATTGCGAACGGGTATATTCTCTTCCGAAAGGACTGGCGGCAGGCGTACCCGCTCTTGATCGAGATGCTTCAGTACTACCCCATTCACGGTTATGATGACGGCCCGGACTCTCTCGAAATGGCCTATTCGCAGAACGTAACGTCAATGCCGAAGGTGTTCAAATTATGAAACTATTTGACCGCATGATGTCAAAATTCGGCTTCGAACGGGCCGAGAAATCGAGCACGCTGATCATCCCTGGCACTGGCGGCCTGCTGCGGAATAAGAGCGGGTTCGCGGATTATTTGCCGCTTCACGCAAGCACCACGGACGTCATTGGGCGGTCGTCGAAATACTACGATACGCCTTACGAGCAGTTGCGCGCCTATAACCAGCTTGTCTGGATTAATACCTGCGTGCGCAAGATTGCAACGATCTCCTCCGGTATTCCTATGGTCGTCAAAAGCAAAGCAGACGATGAAATACTCTGGGATCACCCGCTCGCTGCGCTCCTGAACGCCCCGAACGAATATCACAGCGGCGTCGATCTCATCGAGCAGACCGTTTCCTATCTCAAACTCACCGGAGCGGCCTTCTGGTTCATCGGCGCGCCGGCGCAGGTCAGTGACCGCACCATGCCGATTGAGATTTACTGCGTAAGTCCGAATTACGTGACGCCGGTTCGCACAAAAGAAAAGCTGATCGACCATTACATCTACTCCGTCAACGGCCAACGCAAAAAGGTTGAGCCAGATGAAGTGATCTACTTCTGGGATTTCAATCCTGAATCAATGACGGTCGGCTCCTCCCCGTTGCGCGCGCTTGGGGCCACGCTGGAACTTGCAGATGCGGCGCGGAAATGGAACGTGTCCTTTTTCCGCAATGGCGCGTTGCCGATGGTGCTTCTGCGCAGCCGCGGCATGATGGGTGACAATGAGATCAAGGCATTTCTCAAGCAGTGGAACGATGATCTGCAGGGGACGGATAAGGCATTCAACACGAAGTTTCTGGTGGGTGGCGACATCGAGGTTGACCAAATAGCACAGCAGACGAAGAATATGCAGTTCACCGACCTGCTTGAATACACCCGTGAGGAGATTCTTGCCGCAATGGGGGTCCCGCCATCAGTCGTCGGGATATTCAAGGACTCGAATTACGCTCATGCAGACGCGGCGAAGCAACAGTTTTATCGCGACTCGATCTTCCCGATGCTCAGCCGCCTGAGCGAAAAGCTCAATTCGAATCTCGTTCCGAAGGTGGATTCCGGAGTGTATGTCGAGTTCGACACGAGTAACGTACCGGAGCTTCAAGAAGACCCAGCAGTTAAGTCTCAGCGACTGGTCAATTACGTGGCAATCGGCATTATGACCAAGAACGAGGCGCGCGGGGAGCTTGGCCTGGAAGCTATCCCCGGCCTTGATGAACCCACCCCGTCGCTTCTTGGCGGTGATGGCAGCGATAGCGGGGCCGCCCCGGATGACCAGAATCGCAAGGCTCCGGACTTCGAGGTCGTGAAAGCGGAGCGGATCAAGCGGCGCGAAAAGGCCAACCAGACAATCGAGCATGGCACGTTCGCCACGATCAGAACCCTTGAGCGCAAAATCGCCACGGTGTTCGAACGGCAGCAATCCTATCTTCTCGAACGATTGAACCAGATAAGTGACGACGACCTTCAGGGCCTCAATCGCACGGCCAAAGTCTATGGCTATGCCGATCTGCAAGACCTTCTTTGGGCGCAATGGAAGTGGGAAGAGACCTGGCACAATCAGACGAAGGCGGAGTTCGCGCAGATGATTCTCAGCGGCATTACGACTGGCTTCGTTGAGATAGGCCACAGCGAGATCATTCCGGACAGCGTAGTCGAGCGTTCGGTTTCGCAACTTTCGAAAATGATTACCCTCTGCGACGACACCACGAAGGATGTGATCAATCGAATCATCCTGCGAGGCCTCTCCGAAGGGGTTGGCATTCACCGGATCGTTTCAAACATTCAGGAGCAGTTCAAGTTCTGGACGGAGGGCAGCGCGGCCCCTGGCTCGGAGGAATGGCGCGCAATGAGAATCGCCCGCACGGAGGCCTATAGCGGCTTCAATGCAGGCAAGCGCACCGGCTGGGAACTCGCTGATAAAGAGAAAGCCTTCGTGAAGGAATGGAACATCCTGGGGATCAATACCCG